CGGATATCGGCCACCACTTCAGTCATTATGGGCTGTAGATATCCCTGGGCAGCCAGCAGAGCCTTCACTTGGTGAGTGGAAATGTATCCAACCGCTGCCAAACCGGTGATCACGAAGCCCACCAGCTTGTCCGCATCAGACATGTTCTGGCCGAATGCTAAGGCCAACCCGAAAACTATTATGAGGGACACGACAACTATCGGTCCTTTCATTGATTCTAAAGTATTATCGGATGTCAAATTAACCACCAGATCTTTGTAGGATCAATCTTTTCGAAGTTCAAAAAAACACCATCACGCGGCAGTTTTGGCCGTCTTCTTCGCCTTCGCGGGCTTCTCTTTCTTCTCTTTCTTGGCTTTCTCGGAAGTCACTAGATCCTCAAGAGCCTTGAAATCCGCTTCAAGAGGGACTTTGGCAGCCTTCGACAGAGCGGTGATCTGTTTTCGAAGTGCCGCTATCTGGTCATCGATGCTGATCTGCCCGGTGACTATCTTGCCAATCGCCAGGTCATTCAGCCGCTTTTGCTGGGCTTCTGATAACGTCATTGGAATCCGGTCTCCTGAGCAGCTAGATCTTGAGCCAGTTGCAAAACAGCAGCCTGAGCAGCTTCGAGATAGAATTCTACTGCTTCAAGACCCGGCTGTACTTCCGGGGGCAATTCAAAGTCGAATCTATGGGCATCATAGACGTACTCGAGTTCAGTGCCGTCTTCAGTTTCCTTTTCTTCCGTCTGTTCATTCCACCTGACCATGAGGTCACGAATGATATATCGTGAGCCATCGCGTTCGATATTGACGACCCCGTGCCAGGGCTGTTGAATATTAGATCTTTCTTTCATGAATGAAGAGCCTCCGTTGCACGATTTATTATAGATTGGATTTTGTGATTTTCAACCACATACTTTCTTTCAAGATTATAGCCGCTACAAAATCGGATCCACCCGAGATAGGACATCACAGAACTTATGATGCTCTGGGGGCCCATTCCCCGGTAATTTTTCTCAATATACTGAATTTTCGCCTTAAATCGCTTCGCAGATCGCTTTCTCAGTAATGTATGCGTCCGGAATGTCCTATAGCCCAGGAAGTCTATGCCAGCAGAATCCACCGGAAAAACCTTGCTATTGGGATTTATCGTGAGGTCCAAGCGCTCTTTCAGAAACGATGTCATTTCTACCAGGATGCTCTTCAACAACTGACGATCGCTGTGCAGAATTACTCCATCATCGCCATAGCGGACGTAATAGCTCATTCCAAGGTCTTCTTTGATCCATCTATCAAGCGGAGATAAATAGATCTGTGCAAAGTACTGAGAAAGATAGTTTCCAATTGGAATGTTCTTTGTACCGCCTGGGCTTCTTATGATCTCATCGAGGAGCCACAACGTGTCTTTGCACTTGATCTTATGCTCGATCAGTTGCAGTAGAATCTCGTGATCTACCGATGGATAGAATTTGCTGATATCGAATTTCAGGCAGTATCTTGTCCCTTCTGGATTTTTGAGGAACTTCCTGAGCTTCAAGAGTCCTGCATGAAGCCCTCTACCTGGAATTGCTGAATAAACATCATCTATAAACGTTTTATCCCAAATAGGTTGCAGCACATTCATAATTGCGTGGTGGGCTATCCGGTCAGGGTAGTAAGGCAGCTTGTAGATCGCCCTCTCTTTGGGTTCGAACACTTTCATGACCCGGTATCTAGAAGTCTGGTAGGTCTTTTCTAGGAGCATTGTCTGCAAATTGCCAAGATACTTCTCCGGTTCATGGTTGACTTTCTGGACTTCGGTATAATGTGCCTTCCCTCTACGAGCTTTGAGATGTGCTAGCTGGAGGTTTTCAGCATCGCATATCTGCCCATAGAGGTTACCGTATCGTTTCATGAAAGCCTCGCTGAGGTGCCGAGCGTTCTCTTGCGATACTAACACCGCACCTCAGATAGCTGTGTGTTCGACCGTTCTGGGTTCTGGTTAAGTGGCTGTTCGAGACTTGCTCTCCCGAGCTCGGGCTGTGCTGAATTCGTCTGATTCGAATTCGAGGTGACGTTATTCGCATTACGATAGCTGACACCCGCATTCGTGGCATTGTTCCAATTACCACTGGCTAGCTAATTTTTTTTTCGCGACTTAACCAATCCCAATGAGTTTAGGACAATGAATAGTACCTATCTATCTTGATTATTTTAGCCAAGAAAGGCATTTTATCGGCATACTTTTCTACCTGTTCGATCAGTACTTGCGACCCGGTGAAGACAACGAACTTAACTCCGCTGATCTCGATTTGCAAAGTAAGATATTTAGCATTGGGGTCCTTGTTCTTATTTGTGTATTGGCTTTTGCCTATCCTATATCCAGTGACAAGAAGCTCTATATTGAGGACCTCATCGATCCTCTTCTTTGGTCCTTCCAAACGCTTATCGTCTTTTGCAAATTCTGAGAACTTTAGATAGGTCATCTCTTCACCACTCATTTTTCGTTCTCCGTTCTCACAAGAACTCGGGCCGAGCCGAAAACGTCCGATACGAACTCGAGGGGACGTCAGACGCATAACGAAAGCCGACACCCGCAAGCGCGGCAACGTACCAAGAACCACCGGCCAGCCAAATATTCGTCTGCCCGGCTCTATGCCAATATATGCGATCGCATAGATAGGTTGAATCACTGCCCCCGCCCAGATTGGGCAGAATCAGGTACTCGGAAAGATCCTCGTATAGGATGTCTTTGGCATAGCTATCCAGGTTCCCCGGATCAGCATATTGCACCGGAGCCGCGACAGAAGATTCATATTGTCCCGATGCAAGCGGGCAAGCAACTGCTCCGGTCCCGTCTCTCTTCAGGACGCGGTATGCGGCATCAAGCACATCAATGCCAATGACGAACTGATAGACGTTGCCCCAGAGGTTCTCGAGGCCCCTGTAGACGATGGGGACTTTCCCATCCGTGCTCCCAGTTCCAGAGCCCGTGCCGTTCGTGCCGATGTTAGTGTCAGAACTGAAGGCTCCGTTGTTCTCGCCCGCGAATCCGGTTCCTACCGCCTTGTCAACAATCCCCCTGCCTATGCCCACAGATGTCGATTGTGAGTTCCAATTGGCGTACTCAATCAAGTAGAGGAGCGTGATCGCATCCAATGTCCAGATGTTCTCGCAACCCCACCTGGCAGAGCCGATGTTGTTGCAATAGGTTTCGGCATTTTGCCTGGTCAGACCAAGAGCTTCTCCCACATCGGTAGTCGCTGCCCTGGTATCCCCGTCCACCAGGATATCCTCCGGGTTGGTCCAATCGCTCCAGTTTGCCTCAGGATACTTGACATAGAGGAAACCAGCCGCGTTGCCGGTTCCCCAATCACCCGATACCTTGTGGACAGCTACCACGATTACGGTATTTCCGGAAGTGGCGCCAACTACAGTGTCGCCTGCTGCTATCTCTGTGACCCCAGTGCCAAAAGGCAGCTTGCCCATGCATGTTCCGGTCCAAGGCTGCTTTCCAGTAGCGGACAGCATGTACAAAGTGCCGGAGGAGTTCACTGCCAGGCCACCAGCGTATGCGCCCACGTAGAGCTGAGCACGCTCTGTGCCGCCGCGTTGCTTGAAAGCCGGATGAACTTCGAAGCCCGTAAAGGCTACTGGTGAGATCCACCACCGGACCTTGGTGCCGACCTTCTCAGACTTGATATAGAACTTCGGGATCCGGACCATAACTTGCCCGGCAGTGCCATCTAGGGTTAGCCCGTCGCCTCGGGCATTGGCTCCGAATGTAGGAACTCCTGTAGCACTGAGGAGGCAGCGCCACATGTTAGCATGGATCGGGTGGGCATTGAACCAAGCAGTCCACTGCTCGGCAGTCTTGGTGATCTCGGTCCCATAAGCATCTATGTGCTTCAGGGCGGACGAATCGCTAGAAGTGTCCCACTCGACGCCAATAATATAGTTGAGTCCTACCTGGAGGTCGTCCCAGCGGACGGCGTCGCCTGATTCGGTAGGCGCGCCCAAATTGGTAATCTTGTAGCCTCCCATGCTCTCGTTTTGAGTGCCGGGAAACGGATAATTCATACTCTGCATAGTTCAA